TTCACCTGTAAAATCTCATGAGCCTGATTAATCTTGAACAGTTTGAGCAACTTAGCGAGGCATACCCTGAACTTGCTGAGTGCATCGATCTAAACACATACACACAACCCAAGGACGCAGAGGAGCCTATTGCCTACACCCGCACAGATTGACGAACAGATACAACTTGAGCGCGATGCTATTGCTCAAGGCTTAAAGAAACTACACAAGAACACACGCGACTTAGAAGGCAAAGAGTATGCGTCTGCTACTGTGTATGGAGCTGCTTCTATTGATACCTTGCTGCCTCTTGTGGTGGCACGTATTGAAGCAACTACCAATCGCATAAAAGAAGGTAAGACTGGCGCTGCATTTGTTGAAATACAAAAGTACCTTGCTGATGTAGAACCGCTTGCTGCTGCGGCTATTGCTGTTAAACTAACCTTTGACAAGGTATTCTCATACAAAGAAAGGAGCAACCAAGCTGTCAACGTATGCGATTCTATTGGTCTTGCTGTTGAACAAGAGTGTCAGATGCGACACTATGAAAAACATGCACCTGGTCTACTAAAGACACTGAAGGACAACTATTGGCACCGCAGTATCGGTACACAGCAGAAAATGGTTGTTATTCGTACCTTGATGAACAGGTATGAAATCAAACAATGGCAATCATGGGGAAGATCTAACAGGATTAAACTTGGTGGTTGGTTGCTTGACTGCATTATGGAAAGCAGTGGCTGGTTCACCAAGGATATACAACAACAAGGACGTAAACGTGTCCAGTATGTTATCCCAACCCCTGAGTTCTTGGAAATCAAGGACGCAGTGATGAGAGATGCTGAACTATTTAGTCCACTTGCATGGCCTATGCTTATCGAACCTAACGACTGGGAAAACGATAGGCAAGGTGGTTACATCCTCAATGAGGTAATGCGTGGACATGATATGGTTCGGCGGGGCGATCCCTCATGTATACAGGGAGATAAACCGCTGGACTTTCTGAACAAAATCCAGAAGGTTGCTTACCGATTAAACCCCTTTATTGTAGGGGTAGCGGAAGAGCTAGATAGATTGGAACGAGCTGTTGGTAAGTTCCTCCCTATTGTCCATCATGAACTACCACCTAAACCTGTAGATATTGAGGAGAACGAAGAGTCTCGTCATGCATACAGGAGAACTTGTGCTGAAGTTCATAACTTACAAGCACAGGAGTTCAGAAAGTCATGTAGAACACGCATGACGATGGAAGCAGTTGCTAGGTTCAAGGATCGTGATAGGTTCTACGTTCCGTGGTCGTTTGATTACAGAGGTAGAGCTTACCCAATTCCTGCCTTCCTTACACCCCAAGATACAGACTTTGGAAAAAGTTTATTGATGTTTGCTGATGGGTCTTACATGACTCCTGAAGCAGAGGACTGGTTAGCATTTCAAGTTGCCACAACATATGGTCTTGATAAAGCTCCCATGGCTGAACGATTGGAGTGGGTAAAGAACAACACACATCTTATATCTTGTGTCGCTTCTGATCCTATTCTACACATTCACGAATGGGAAGCTGCTGATGAACCCTGGCAATTCCTTGCAGCATGTGATGAGTATTACCATTGCGTGTTGAAATGTGATCGTCACTTTACACGTGCTATGATTGCTACAGATGCAACTTGTAGTGGTCTACAAATCCTTGCAGGACTTGCACGTGATAAGAACACAGCTAAGCTAGTAAACGTCCTACCTTCTGATAAACCGCAGGATGCTTATGCTGTCGTTGCTGCTACTGCTACTCCTCACTGTCCTAGCTCTATCCGCTTACATATGGATAGAAAAACTGTCAAGCGAGTAGTGATGACCGTACCCTACAATGCTAAACCATTTAGCAACCGTGGGTACATCAAGGACGCACTAAAGGAGAAAGGTGTTGAGATCGACAAAGACGACTTGACAAAGACAGTTATTGCTGTTAGAAATGCTATGGATGAGGTCGTACCTGGTCCCATGGCTGTCATGTCTTGGATTGAGTCTGAGGTTGCTAAGGCAATTGATCGTGGTAAAACAGAGTTATCGTGGATCACACCATCTGGCTTTGTTGTTACTCAGAAGCTCATGAAAAAACAGACAGTACGTATTGATCTACAGTTGCTCGGTCGTTGTCAACTTACTGTCGCAGTCGATGACTCTGACAAGGTTGACAAACAACACCACAAGAACGCAACAGCTCCGAATCTAATCCATTCACTCGATGCTTCGCTTCTCCACTTTTCTGCGCTTCGTTTCGACGCACCGATCGCTCTCATTCATGATTCTGTATTGTGTCGTGCTACCGATATGTCTTCTCTCAGTGCAATTGTACGAGAGACATATATGCACCTCTTCGCAGAGCATGATTACTTGCGAGACTTCGCTGACCAAATAGAAGCGGAAACTGAACCACCGATCATCGGAGATCTGCAACCAGAATCCGTGATTGAATCCACTTATTTTTTCTGTTAATGCCACGCACTATTCACAAGACCGAACAGCCTGTTATCCTTGAAGGTTATCAAGCTGTGATGAAACCGAGTAAGTTCGGTTATTCCCTGTCTGCTCTCATTGATAGCAGCATGATTGACTCCCTGGAAACTGACCGTGAGGAATCACTGCAGTGGGCACAATCTAAACTGAAGAACCCTAAGCGTTCTACCCTGAAGCCTGAGCCATGGGAAGAAGTTGCTGAAGGTCAGTTCAAAGTTAAGTTCAGCTGGAATGAAGACAACAAACCACCGGTCGTTGACACCGAAGGTTCACCTGTCACAGACGAGAATACGCCCATGTATTCTGGTAGCCGAGTTAAGCTGGCGTTCTATCAGAAGCCTTATATCCTCAAGGACGGAGTTACTTACGGCACGAGCCTTAAACTGGTTGGTGTACAACTGGTGTCTCTCAATTCAGGAGCTGGTGTAGATACTGG